ATTAGAAAATTATTACGTTTAAAGCAACGTATTAAAGTTATTAGAGGTGGAACATCAGCTGGTAAAACATTTGGTATTCTACCTTTACTAATTGATAAAGCAATTAAAGAACCTAATTTAGAAATTAGTGTTGTATCTGAAAGTATACCACATTTACGCAGAGGTGCATTGAAAGACTTCTTAAAGATTATAATGGCACTTGGTAGATATAATGATGCACAGTTTAATAAATCTACTTTAAAGTATAGTTTCACAAATGGTAGTTATATAGAGTTTTTTAGTGTAGACCAGCCAGATAAATTAAGAGGTGCAAGAAGAAACATATTATATGTTAATGAGTGCAACAATATAGATTTTGAAAGTTACTATCAATTAGCAATTAGAACTTCAGGTGATATATGGTTAGATTATAATCCTACTTCAGCATTTTGGGTAGATAAAGAAATACTAACACAATCAGATGTAGATTTTATTACATTAACTTATTTAGATAATGAAGCATTATCTGATACAATAGTAAATGAAATAGAAGCAGCAAAAGTAAAAGCATTAACATCTACATATTGGGCAAACTGGTGGCAAGTTTATGGTTTAGGTCAAACAGGTTCTTTAGAAGGTGTATGCATAACTGATTGGCAAGAAATAGATTTACCAGCAGATGCAAGAATACTATGTTACGGAATGGACTTTGGTTATAGTAATGACCCAACATCATTAGTAACAATGTATAAATATAATGATGCTTATATATTTGATGAATTAATTTATAAGAAAGGGTTACTAAATAGTGAAATATCTAATTTGTTAAAAGCAAATAATGTAAACGAAATTGTTTACGCTGATAGTGCTGAACCTAAATCAATAGCTGAATTGAATAGTTATGGTCATAATGTGTTACCAGTTACAAAAGGAAAAGATAGCATCTTATTTGGTCTTAATTTAATTAATCAAAACAAAGTCTATGTTACATCAAGAAGCAAGAACTTAATAAATGAATTAAGAAACTACATTTGGCAAACAGATAAGACAGGAATTAAAATGAATAGACCAATAGATGCATATAATCACGCAATAGATGCTATGCGTTATGCTATAACAAGTCAATTAGAAAATCCACATAAAGGAAATTACTTTATTTACTAATGAGTTACGGACAAATAATAGCAGCAATACAATGTTATATACACCACGTTAAAGGTGTTGAAGTACAAATTAATTTACCAAGAAACATAGGTGAAATAAAAAAAATGCAACAAATGTATAATGTTGCAAGTGCTTACCTTTCATAGTAAGATAACTATTAAAATCAACGTTTATATTGACACAAAAAGTAATGAAAGAAGAAGAAGATATATTTGAAAATATGGAGTTTGAACCAGCTGATACAAGATATGAAATTATATCAATGTGCAATCAAGCATTAAATTCAGTTGAAGGTTTTGATACAGGAATGATAAGTAAAGAAGATGCATTTAAGATTAAAGAAATAAGAAGAAAGTCTTTAGCATTAATTGATTTACATATTGGAATGATATATGATGAAAACTTTTAATGTATTATATTTAAAACAATATTGTTGTTTATGTACATAATATAAAACATTTGTAAACTTTAACATTTCATTAACATTTTTGTATTTATAATCGTAGTATATTTGCGTATAATTAATAACAAAAACAAACATTATGACAAAGCAACATCAAATACAAGTACACATAAACAGAAATGTTTTTAAAGGCATTGACGAATTAGGAAATAAAGTTTGGATGTGTATTGATTTAAGAGAAGGTGATACTTTTCATTGTGATACAAAAAAAGAAGCAGTAGATACTTTTGTTGCTAATTGGGATAATTTAAACGAACAAGAAAAAAATAACGCATAAAATGAAAACATATATGACAAAGTATTTAATAACTTACTGGACACAACGTAATGATGAAAGCACTGATGTAGAATTAGAACTTTACGCTTATAATGAAATAGATGCTATGAGAAAATTTTACGATATGAATATAGTACATAGAAAAATAGAAAGTGTAGAAGAATTGGTTTAATTTAAAGTTGATAATGGTTGAAGAAAGACTTACAGAAATGTAGGTCTTTTTTTTGTTTAATACAATTTAGACTTTATTTTATTTTTAAATAAAAAACAATGAAGTTACAGATTACAATACCAACAAGTTTACAAGAAATAACATTAGAACAATATCAAAAGTTTTTATCAATAGCAAAAGATAATCCTGATGGTGAGTTTCTTCAACATAAAATGGTAGAAATATTTTGTGGTATAGATTTAAAGAATGCTGCTAAAATAAGTTACAAAGATGTAAATGAAATAACAACTAATTTATCAAATCTATTCAATCAAAAATATGATTTAAAAAGAACGTTTAAATTAGGTAATACTGAATTTGGCTTTATAACAAACCTTGATGAAATAACATTAGGTGAATATACTGATTTAGATAAATACATAAGTAATTGGGATATGATGCATAATGCTATGGCAGTATTATACAGACCAATAACAAAGAAGTTGAAAGACAAATATCAGATTGAAGAATACAATGGTAGTTATACTTATTGTGATGCTATGAAGTTTATGCCAGTTGATGTAGCATTAGGTGCTGTGGTTTTTTTTTACAATTTAGGCAACGAATTACTGAAGTCTACGATACACTATTTGGAGAACAATCGGGAGTTTCAGAGTATAGTAAACAATCACAATTTGGAAGTAAATGGGGTTGGTATTCATCATTCTATGCTCTTGCTCAGGGAGATGTTAGAAGATTTGAAGATATTTCCAGAATTAGATTATCAGTTGCATTAACATTTTTAACATTTGAAAAAGAAAAGAACCAAATAGAAATTGAATTAATAAGAAGTAAATAATGAAAGGATTTTATCAGATAACAACAGCAATTAAAGACCAACTATATAAAGATGTATTTGTAAATACAGTTTCTTCTGGTGATATATTTGAAATTGATTTAAACAAGCAAACTATATTTCCTTTATCACATATAATTGTAAACAATGCAACATACAATGGCAACACTTGGTTGTTTAATATATCAGTTCTATGTATGGATGTTGTTGACTTTAGCAAGACTGAACAAACAGACCAATTTTTAACAAATGATAATGAACAAGATGTTTTGCATACTCAACTAATGGTTATTAATAGATTGTTAGAAGTATTAAGAAGGGGAAGTTTATTTGATGATTTATATCAATTACAAGGCACACCTAATTGTGAACCATTTGTAGATAGGTTTGAAAATAAGATAGCTGGTTGGACAGTTACATTTGATGTTATGGTTGCTAATGAAATGACAAGTTGCGAAAATGAATGCTAATAATTTAACGTCTACTAAAGAAGTTTTAGAAGCATATAAAAAATATGTTATTCAACAAGCAAGAAGTAATTTATCTAAAGGCAATAAGAACGTTTCTAAACAACTTTATAATAATATCAAGGGTGAAATACTATTTGAAAATAATTATTTCTTATTAGGCTTTAGTATGCCTGATTATGGCTTTTATCAAGATGAAGGAGTTAAAGGTGCAGACCCATCACAAGTATCAAAGAATGCAAAGATAAAAGGGCAACAAGCACCAAATAGTAGGTTTAAATTTAAAAGAAGAATACCATCAGCACCATTTGAACAATGGGCAAAGTTTAGAAACATAAGATTTAGAGATGCAAAAGGAAAATTTAAAAAAGGTAATTATAAATCAATAGGTTATATTATAGCAAAGAATGTATGGGCAAGGGGAATTAAACCTTCTTTATTTTTTACTAAACCATTTGAAGATGGTTATAAGAAATACATAGATACAGATTTGATAAAAGCATTTGGTGACGATATAGAAACATTAATAGATTATACAATAACAAGAAAATAAAATGAAATTAATATCCGTAAGAAGTCCATACTTTATAATAGTAAATGAAGCAAGTCAGGTAGGAAGCAAAGTAGAATTATTTATTTGGCATAAAGGTGAAACTGAACCAGCAACAGCAACTTACACATTAAGTAAGAAAATTGCATCAACAACACAAACAAAAAATACATATAACATATCTAATTATGCTAAAGAGTTTATTAATAATATTTCATCTGCTTATAATGGTTCTATAACTGAAGTAACAGATGACTGGGTTTATGTTAAAGTAAAAAGATATAAAGAAACAACTGCAAGTAATTATACTTTATTAAATACTGAAACTTTTGTAGCTTGTAATGGTTATACAAATGGTTTTGGTGTATTTAATCAAATGATTAATGACACATTTATTCCAGCAACTTTATATCAACAAAATAAAACATACAAATTTTTTTATGGTGATATTCCATCAATTTATTTTTTTATTGATTACACAAATGATGCTGATGAATATTTAGTAAGATATACTAATTTTGAAGCTATACCAAATACAGATGAAGAAACAATTTTAAATGCAGCAACTGAAACACAATATTTATTTTCAATCCCTATAAGTTTAGGTGGTGTAAATTATGTAGATGGTAATAAATTAGAAATAGTAAAGAATGATGTAGTTATTGCAACTTATATTTTTAAAACAGAATGCGAAACAAAATATTCGCCTATAACAGTAGAATATGTAAACAAATATGGTGGTTGGGATTTTATTACATTTTTTAAAGCAAGAACTGAAAATTGGGAAGTTAAAAATAAAGAATATCAATTATTACCAAATGATATAGACTATAACATATTGAGAGGTGAAAGTAAAGCATTTAATTATGAGGCAAGAAAATCAATAAAAGTAAATACAGGGTGGTTAAATGAAAGATACAATGAATTGATAAAAGATTTAATGGTTTCAGAAACTATATTGTTAAAAGATACAATAGATGCATCATTACAATCAGTTAAATTAAAAACAATGACAACTGATTTAAAGACTTCTTTACAAGATAAAATGATTAATTACCAAATAGAGTTTGAGTACAATTACAATCAAATTAATAATGTAATATAATGGAGTTATATATTCAAAAAACAAAAATATTTGATAGTGGTACTAATTCATCAACTGTAAATAATTATATTACTGATGCTACTAAAAGTTGGACAACAAATCAATATAAAGATTATTACGTTTATATTTTATCTGGTACTGGTTTTGGTTTAATTGCTAAAATTACATCAAACAATGCTACAACTTTAAATTTTGCTGCATTATCTATTTCATTAGATACTACTTCAGTTTATCAAATAGTTGATTTCCCTTATTATAGAGTTGAGATGTTTCAAGATGAAAAAGTTTCAGTAACATCAACTATACAAAACTATTCAGATATTGCAAAGTTATTTACAGACTATTCACAATCATTTACTATTCCAGCATCAGAAACAAATAATTCTATATTTTCACATTGGTATGAAAGCGATGTTAATGATGGTTATGATGCAAGAATAAGATACAATGCATTTATAGAAATTGACACTGTAAGATTTAAAGAAGGTAATGTACAATTAGAAAAAGCAAATAAAAAGAATGGTTATGTTGAAAGTTATACACTTACATTTTATGGCAACTTAACACAATTACGTGATAATTTTGGTGATGATAAATTAAAAAGTTTAGATTTTTCAAGTTTTAATCACGATTACAATAGCACAACTGTAAAAACAAGAATAACGACTGATATTGCTGGTGTAAAATATCCATTAATAGGAAATCAAAAAAAATATTATTATCAAGACTTATTAAGACCAACAGAAGATATTACAACTTTAGCTGGTGCTATATTATGGGATGAGTTATTTCCAGCAATAAAAGTTTCAGATATATTTGCAAGAATACAAGCAAAATACGGAATTACATTTACTGGTAGTTTTTTTAATTTAGACCAATGGACAAAATTATATTTGTATTTAAAACCAGCTGAAAAATTAACTTTTAAAAGTGAACCTTTATTATTAAATTTTACTGGATTAGCACCATTTTATCCTACCCCAATGCCAGAGATGAATTTTGCAAGTGATACACTTACAATTTCTGATTATACACCATTTAGTAATACCACTACATTTGAAGTTATAGGTAAATATATAGGTATACAAATGGCTTTTAATCCGTCAAATATAACAACACCTTATACAGTTTATGTTTATAGAGATACAATACTTTATACAACTTTTGATTTAGTAGGTGTTTCAACAGAATTTATTACAATAGATTTTTTTATTTCAAATCCAATAGGAACTGGACCAGCACATTCGTACACTTTTGAAATAAGTTCTAATAGTTCTATGCTAATTGATTTTACTTTACGTTTAACAAATCAAGAAATTCTTAGAAACAGAACTACAAATGCTATAACTTCTGTTACAAGAGAAGCCAGAGCTATTGGTAATAATACTACAAACACTTTTATTCCAATAGGTAACCTTATGCCAGATATGAAAATTGTAGATTTTATGACTGGTTTAATAAAGGCGTTTAATTTAATGATTATTCCAAAAGCTAATAATACTTATGAATTTTTACCATTAGAAATGTGGTATAATGCTGGTAAAATAACTGATATAACTGAATATGTTTATAGTGATGAATTAGGTATTGATAAACCAAAATTATTTAAAACAATAAATTTTACTTATGAACAAAGTACTAATATATTAAATAATGCTTATAGAGGTTTATTTCAACAAAATTATGGTGATTTAATATATAAAAGTCTAAGTATAAATGAAACATCAACTTATGATATTAAACTACCTTTTGAGAATGTTTTATTTGAAGTACCAACTCAAGGAAAATTATTTCAAACTGCTACATTAGTAGACAAAGATTTAAAACCTTATGTTCCAAAACCAATGCTTATTTATTGCAATGGATTGGTAACACCTTTAACAGGTGCTGATAGAATTTATATGACAAATTCAGCTGGTGCAGCTACACAAATAACTAATTATAATAGATTTTCAAATGAGTATGATAGTTTGCCAACAGATGCTACACATTCGCATTTAATGACTATGAATTTTGGAAATGAACAATCAAGTTGGTTAAATGTATTAGCACCACAAGGATTATATTTTAGACACTATAAAAATTATATTGATAATCTTTATGATGTTAAAACAAGGGTATTAAAAGTAAAAGCATTATTGCCTACAAGTTTATTAGCAAGTAATGTTATTGATGCTTCTGGTAATACATTAGGAATTGCTTTAAATGATAGGTTAATTATTAGAGACAAAAGATATATAATAAATTCTTTTACTACTGATTTAACAACTAAGGAAGCAGAATTTGAATTAATAACAGATTATAGAGGTGTTGATGCAGCAAATTCAGTTGGTTTTAGATTTGCAAGTTTTCAAAATATACAAACAGACAAAAATGCATTAGTTTTAGATATTGAATTATATTTAAATGATAATGAAAGTTTTGATATTAAGGCATCAACAAGCTTTTTATCATATACCCACACAAGTAATAATAAAACAGATGCAACATTAAAAGTTACAATACCAGCAAACGCAACAGCAGTAGATAGGTTAGGAGTAATTACATTAGAGTATTATAGAAATGGAGTTAAACAAAATGACCAATTTATAACTATAACACAAACTGCAATATGATAAAGTTAATATTAGAAATGCTTCAATTAGATGAACATTACGGGCAATCAGACACAATAGAAATTGCAAAAGGTAAATATGAATTACCAACAACTTGGTCAAGAACATTTAAACAAATAAAAAGAGAATGGAAAACAAAGAAATAAATTTAAAGATAAATAGTAACATTGATGATGTAACTAAAGAAATTAAATCTTTAAATAAAAATTTAGATACTACAACTGATGAAGTAAAAAAAGTTGGTAAAAGTACAAATGAAGTTGAGAAAAGTACAAAGACTTTAGCTGATGGTTTCAAAGGTGTAGGATTAGCAATTAAAGCTATGGGTATTGGTCTTGTGATTAGTGCTATGGGTACATTGAAAGAAATATTTATGAGCAATCAAAAGGTTGCTGATACAGTTGCTACTGCTATGGGAACTGTTGTAAATGTTTTTACTAAAGTTGTTGATGTTGTTGTTTCAGTAGTTGAAAAAGTAAATCAATCAAGTGGTGGTTTTAAAGGATTAACAGCAGTTGTTTCTGGTTTAATTACAATAGCATTAACACCATTAAAATTAAGTTTCTATGCAATATCTTTAGCTATTGATGAAGCTAAACTTGCTTGGGAAGAAAGTTTCTTTGGTGATGGTGACCCTAAAACAATAGATAAATTAAATAAAAGAATTTCAACTACAAAAGATAATATAGAAGAAGTTGGAAAAAATGCATTAGATGCTGGTAAGAAAGTTGTAAATAATATAGGTGCAGCAGTTACTGAAGTAGGTGCAGTAGTTGAAGGTACAATAGATGGTGTTAGTAAAATATCTGTTAAAGCTGCTTATGAACAAGCAAAGGCAAATGTTCAATTACAAAATACAGCAAAGTTAGCAGAAGCAAATCAAGCAAGGTTAGTAGAACAATATGACAGACAAGCAGAAAAATTAAGACAGATTAGAGACAATGATTTAATTTCTATTGATGACAGAATAAAAGCAAATAATGATTTAAAAGATGTTTTAGATAAACAACAAAAAGCTATGATTGGTCAAGCAGATATGCAAATTGCTGCTGCAAGAAATACTTATGAAATGAATAAGAGTATTGAAAACCAAGTAGCTTTAACAAATGCTTTAGCAAATAAAGAAGGTGTACTTGCACAGGTTGAAGGATTAAGAAGTGAACAAATAGCAAATAACATAGCATTAACAAAAGAAAAAACTGCATTACAACAATCGGAACTTGAAGGATTAACTAACTTATCTATTGAGCAAAAGAAGTTTAATGCTGAATTAGAAAAAGATGATTTATTAAGATTACAAAAATTAAGGGCAGTATTAGAAGAAGAAAAAGCTATTGAACTTGAAAGGTTACAATCTAAAATAGATGCAGCTGCAAAAGGTACACAAGCAAGAGTAGATGCTGAAAATGAATACAAAACAAAATCACAAGAAATAAACAATGCAATAATAACTAATAAAGTAGAAACTGACAAAGTAATTCTTGACCAAGAAAAAGCAGTTGCTGAAGGTAAAAAAGCAATTCAAGATGCATCTTTTGCAGTTGTAGAAAGCGGTATAGGTTTATTAAAAGGTTTATTTGAAAAAAATAAAGGATTACAAAAAGCTTTATTAATTGCTGAAAGTGCTGCTGGTATTGCAAAAATAATTGTAAGTACACAAGCTGCAAATGCTGCTGCAAGATTAAAATATGCATTGTTGCCAGGTGGTGTTGCTTTAGCTGCTGCTGAATCTGTAATGAATAGAGTAAGTGCTGGAATAGGTATTGCTGCAAATATAGCTGGAACTGCAAAAGCATTAAGTGCATTAGGTGGTGGTGGAAGTGCTGCTGGAGGTGGTGAAAATCCAAGTGGAGGTGGTGGTGGTGCTGCTCCCCCACAATTTAATGTAGTAGGTCAAGGTGGTGCAAATCAAATTGCAGAAACTATGAATAGACAATCACAAACACCAATACAAGCTTATGTAGTTGCACAAAACGTAACAACAGCACAATCATTAAATAGAAACATAGTTAGCAATGCAAGTTTAGGATAGTTATAAGTATCATTAACTAATAAAAACAAACTTAATGTTACTTATTTAAAACAAAATATAAATAATTTAATTTTTAAAAAAAAGTATAATGAAGAAATTAGAAACTATTTATTTAGATATAGACGAAGAAAATATTCAAGATGGGATTGATGCTATTAGTTTAGTTAAATTTCCAGCAATAGAAGAAAATTGGGTTGCACTAAATGAACACAAAGTAGAACTTAAAACTATTGATGAAGATAAAAGAATAGTTATTGGTTTAGCTTTAATACCTGAAAAAGATATTTACAGAAGAAATGGTGATTATGAATATAACATTCGTTTTTCAAAAGATACAGTTCGTAAAGCATCAGAATTATATTTAAAGAAACTTAAAATACATAATTCAACATTAGAACACGAAAAGAAAACTGAAGGTGTTTATACAATAGAAAGTTGGATAGTTGAAGATGTTAAAAAAGATAAATCAGCTATTTACAATTTAAATGCAACAGTTGGAAGTTGGGTTGTAGTTCAAAGAATAGACAATGATGAAGTTTGGAATGATGTTAAAGAAGGTAAATATCAAGGTTATTCTATTGAAGGATATTTTTCTGAAAAAGCAGAATTAAATTTACAACAAGATGCAGAACAAGAATTGATTGAAAAAATAAAAAAAATATTAATTAATGTTTAACATATTTAAAATGGGAAAGAATAAATACACAAGTCCAAAAGACGCTAAAAGAGGTTGTTTATGTGATGATAGCACATATTCATCAGAATGTTGTAAAGGTGAATTAATAAATCAAGGTATTGGTTCAACAGTTGCACAAGGTTCAGCAACAGTAACACAAGTTGATGGAGTAAGAACAATGGTTAGAATAAATGGCTAACCAATTTATAAGCAATTTATAACAAATATAAATAGTATTAATTTTTAAATAAAAAATAGATGAACCCAGAAGTAAAAAAGATTGGTAACAAGTTATTTGACAAAGTAGAATTAGCAAGTACAAAAGTAGAATTAGGAATAATTCAAGATATAATTGCTTTATCTAAAGAAGGTCAAGATATGAATACAACTGCTGCATCAATGTTAGATAACGCAAAAGTAAAATATGCTGAATCTTTAAAACCATTACAAGCAGCTAAAAAATTAGCAGATAAAGCTTTAAACGATGCTAAAACATTAGGTATTGAAATTCCATCACAAACTTTAACTGCTTTTGATAGAGTAGATAGTTTTATTGCAAGTACTACTAATGCATTAGCAAAATTAAATCAATTAAAATAATAAATATGAACGTAGTAAATCAAATTAAAGAACTTTTGGGTATGGAAGTAAAACTTGCTCAAATGAAACTAATGGATGGTGTAACTGTTTTAGAAGCAGAAGCATTTGAACCAGAAATGGCAGTCTTTATTGTTAATGGTGAAGATAAAGTACCTATGCCAGTTGGAGAATACTTACTTGAAGATGGTAATGTATTAAAAGTAGAAGTAGAAGGTATTATTTCATCTATTGAAATGCCAGAAGAAGAAGCACCTGAAGTTGAAGTAGAAGTAGAAACTACTAAAAAAGAAGAAGAAATGAATGCTGAAGCAGCTACACCAAAAAGAGTAGTTGAAAGTGTTACTAAAGAAATGTTCTTTTCTGAAATTGAAAAATTAAGAGCAGAAATTGCTGAATTAAAAAGTGTAAAAACTGAAACAGTAGAATTATCAAATGATAAAATTGAAGTTTTATCACACAATCCAGAAGCTACAAGTGAAGTTAAAATGAATTTATATTCACAAAAAAGAAATGCTACAACGCTTGATGTAGTATTAAGTAAATTAAATAAATAATAAAAATAAAAATTAAATAAAAAATGGCTACAACAACAAGTATTACAACAACCTATGCTGGAGAATTTGCTGGTAAGTATATATCTGCTGCATTATTATCTGCTTCTACTATCGAAAATGGTGGTATTGAAGTAAAACCAAACATCAAATACAAAGAAGTTATCAAAAAAATTGCAACTGACGGAATTGTTAAAAATGCAACCTGTGATTTTGATGCTACTTCTACTGTAACATTAACTGAAAGAATTATACAACCAGAAGAATTTCAGGTAAATTTGCAATTATGCAAGAAAGATTTCCGTAGTGATTGGGAAGCCGTTCAAATGGGTTATTCTACATTTGATACTTTGCCACCTGCATTTGCTGATTTCTTATTAGCTCACGTTGCTGCTAAAGTTGCTGAAAAAACAGAACAAAACATTTGGAAAGGTGCTACTGCTACTGCTGGTGAGTTTGATGGATTTGTAACACTTGCTACTGCTGATGCAACTGTTTTAGATGTAGCTTCACCCGCTTCAGGTGGTGTAACTTCTGCTAATGTAATTGCTGAAATGGGGAAAGTAGTGGATTTAATTCCAGCTGCTTTATACGGAAAGGAAGATTTATACTTGTACGTTTCTCAATCAGTTGCTCGTGATTATGTAAGAGCATTAGGTGGATTTGGAGCATCAGGTTTAGGTGCAAATGGTACAAACAATATGGGAACACAATGGTGGAATAACGGAAGTTTATCATTTGACGGAATTAAAATATTTGTTTGTAATGGAATGGCAAACGATTATATGATGGCTGCACAAAAATCTAACTTGTATTTTGGAACTGGTTTATTAGCAGATAGCCAAGAAGTTAAGTTAATTGATTTAGCTGATTTGGATGGTTCACAAAATGTTAGAGTAGTAATGAGATTTACTGCTGGTGTTCAATACGGAATAGGTTCAGAGATTGTACTTTACACTCCTGCAGCATAATCATAAATAAATAAATTCTAAAAGGGTGGTGGAATAAACACCACCTTTTTTTTTAACTTTAAAAAAATATAAATATGGCTTGTGATATTAGTTTAGGTAGATTAGAACCTTGTAAAGATAGTTCAGGAGGTTTAAAAGCAGTTTATTTTGTTAATTGGGGTGATGCTACTGGGTACACTTACGATGGAACAAACACAGATGTTATTGATGCAGTAGCCGGAACACCATCTGCATACAAATATGATTTAAAAGGTACATCATCTTTTACACAAACAATTACATCTTCAAGAGAAAATGGTACTACATTCTTTCAACAAGAATTAGCATTAACTTTAAAAAAATTATCAATAGTTGACCACAAACAAATCAAACTTTTGGCTTATGGTAGACCACAAGTAATTGTTGAAGATAACAATGGTAATTTCTTCTATTGTGGATTAGAACACGGAATGGATGTAACAGGTGGAACTATTGTAACTGGTGCTGCAATGGGTGATTTGAGTGGATATACACTTACACTTACAGGAATGGAGCAAGTACCAGCAAATTTTATTGGAGATACTTTAGCTGGTGCTGGATTTACAGTAGTAGTAGGTTCTTAATAATTGTTTTTTTGTTTTTTAATTAAGGGGTGTTTAGGCATCCCTTTTTTATTTTAAAACAATTTTAACTTACTTTTATTTTTAAATAAAAAGATAATGATAATTTTAAAAGAACAAGTAGAAGAACAATCTTTGAAATTCATTCCAAGACAATACAAAGCAACATCAATAGTTTTGGTAAATGAAATGACAAATGAAAGTACTACTATATCATCTGATTTTTATATAGATGGTTATTATCTATTCTT